GCAGCTGCTTTTGCTGTTATAGGAAGTGTAGAGAATAGTGAGGGTGCAGGTAATCTAGCTGGTAGTGCAGCTGCTGCAACAATAACAGGTTACTTAGCAAAACAATTTGGTGTTTCTATAGAAGGAACTAAAAAAGCAGCAGGAACTTATGTAGAGGGACAAGGTGAATATTGGATTTGTGAAAACAAAACTGACCCTCTAGCTCAATCATTCTTTGTAGAGAATACTCATGGAGTATATGTCACTCAAGCAGATGTATATCTTGCACAAAAGGATGATACGTTACCATTAATTATTCAATTGAGAACAGTTAAACTTGGTCTTCCTACTGAAGAGGTAATTCCTTTTGGTGAAGTAGTTCTTCAACCTGGATATTGTCAAGTTTCTGATAATGCAAGTATACCTACAAGTGTGGTATTCCCATCTCCAGTATACCTATCACCAGGTGAAACTTATGCAATAGTATTGATGTCAGTAAGTCCTAATTATATGGCATGGATATCTAGAATGGGTGAGGTTGATATACAGACAGTTAATAATCCAGAAGCTGAGCAAATTCAAGTATCTTCTCAACCAACTCTTGGTTCATTGTTTAAGTCTCAAAATGGACAAACATGGAATCCAAGTCAGTGGGAAGATTTGAAATTTAATCTTTGGAGAGCTCAGTTTACTAAAACATCTGGAAATATTAATTTCCATAACCCATCACTATTAACTTACTCTGATGATATTAATCCTTTACGTAAGGATTCTTTGCAAGTTTCTTCTAATAAGATAAGAGTAGGATTTAATACAACAATATCTGATACTGGATTAAATCTAGGTAATACTGTTATTCAAATGGGTAGCAATGCCAGTGGAAATTATGTTGGATCTGGTGGAACAGCAACTGGTAATTTAACTATTACTAATGCTGGTTTTGGATATACTCCTTCTTCTGGAAGTCAAGTATATTCTGGAGTTAGCCTTAATGCAATTACTGGTACTGGTAAAAATGGTACTGTTAATATAACAGTTACTAATGGAGTGGCAGTTGCTGCAACAATGGCAAGTGGTGGTTCTGGATATGCATTGGGAGATGTAGTTGGAGTATCATCAGTTGGAATCAATTCTCTTGGAAGTGGAATAGAATTCTCTATTGCTACACTTACAGGAACCAATGAATTAGTTCTTGATAATGTTCAAGGAGAATTTAATACTGGAGTTGGTAAGACATTCCAGTATATCAATAGTGCTGGTATAACAACTACTCTTAACTATACTGCTGGTGGAAATGTATGGATGCAAGGAGCACCAGAAACTGTTACTGATGGTTTACATATTAAGATCAATCAGAAGAATCATGGAATGTATTCTACTCAGAATGTAGTTACTATCACTGATGCTAAAACTGATGTTCCTGCAACTGCATTATCATCTGATTATGATTCAACTTCTACTGGTTCTCTTATATTAGATGATGGAACTGACTTTGCTGAATTTGAGAATGTTGGTGTTGGTTCTACTAACCTTGGATATGTTAAAGTTGGAAGTGAGATTCTTTCTTATAGTGGAGTGGTAAGCAACACATTAACTGGTGTTACTAGAGGAGTAGATTCTACTAATACTCTTACACATGCTAGTGGTGATTCAGTTCATAAGTATGAGTTGGATGGAGTCTCTCTAAGAAGAATTAATACAGATCATAATCTTACTAATGTTACTGTATCAGATCCTATAGGATTGGATCATTATAATATTAAAGTTGATATGTCTACCAATGGTGTAAATAGATCAGTAGGAACAAGCTATCCAATATTGCATTTTAATGATACTAAGTCTACAGGTGGTGATAATATTCTTTCTACAGAGAACATACCATTTGAAATTGTAAGACCTATTGTTCAGAATATCACACCAACTACAACTAATGTAACTGCTAAAATCAGAACTGTTAGTGGAAGTAGTGTAGATGGTTCAGAAACATCATTTGTTGATCAAGGATTTGAAGATATTAGTTTAGTAACTAATAACTACATGTCTAGTCCTAGAATAATTGCTTCTAGAACTAATGAGACAACATTATTAACTGGTTTACCAGACAATAGATCATTTACTTTAAATTTAAGTCTTGAAACTAGTTCACCATTTGTTTCTCCTATTGTTGATTTGGATAGAGTTGGTATGATTCTTACTTCAAATAGAGTAAATCAACCAATTTCAAATTATATTAAGGATAATAGGATTAATAATCTAATAGATGATCCTAATGCTTTTGTCTATGCTTCTAAACCAGTTGAGTTAAAAGATGGTGCAACTTCTATTAAAATTCATTTAGAAGGTCATGTCAATGTAACTAGTGATCTTAGAGCATTCTATGCTGTAACTAATGATCCTAATGGTGAGTTGGTTTATCANGCATTNCCTGGATATGATAACTTATTCAATACTGGACAAGTAAAAGATCCATATAAGAATGATGGACTTCCTGATAAGTTAGTTCCTAAGACTGATATCATAGCATATACTTCTAATCAAGTAGTATATAATGATTATGAATATACAATTGACAGTCTTCCTACATTCAGATACTTTAGTATCAAACTTATAGGAACTGGAACCAATCAGGCTCAACCACCTAGAGTGAAAAATACTAAGAGTACTTGCACTAGCATAATATGAATTACTCAAATGTAAAAGGACATACTGATTTGGTTCGTGACAATAGCACAAGAGCTATTGTTAGTAATGATTCAAGTCAGTATGATAACTATCTTNAAAGACGTGCTCAAAGACAGCAAGGAAAAGATAGAATAGATAATATGGAGAATGATTTGAAATCTTTAAAGGATGATATTAATGAAATTAAAAATTTACTAAGAGCACTATCTAATGGCTAAAAATACTCTTACATTTGATCCTAGTTCTGGTGTTGCATATGGTGTNAATCTCACCCTCAATACTGGTGCAGATTTAGATGCTGACTATACTGTAGTTGGTACATCTGGTACTGCTTTTGATTTTACTGGATATACTGGATCTGCTCAACTTGCAAAGAGTGTAGCAATTGGATCATCTCAACATGCAATAAAAACATTTGAAGTTGGTTTTACTAGTGCTAAGGGAGGAGAGTTTAGATTATCATTAGGTTCCACTGCAACTAGAACATTATCAGAAGGTAGATATGTATATGATGTTTTGATTGGATCAGGTTCATCAGTTTATAGAATAGTATCAGGAGATGTGTTAGTTATAGCAGGTATCTCTTCTGCTCCTTCATAAATAAACTTATAATAGTAAAGTAGATAAATGGCGCAACCAAGCTCACGTGGAGAACTGATAGACTATTGCAAAAGGCAGTTGGGTGCTCCTGTGCTGGAAATTAATGTTGCAGATGAACAGATAGAAGATATTATAGATGATGCTGTCCAGTTCTTTCAAGAAAGACATTTTGATGGGGTATATCAAAGCTATAGAAAATATGCAATAACTCAAGCAGATATAGACAGAGGACAAGGAAAAACTAGTGGAGTTGGTCTTAGTACAACTACAGTAGATGCAACTATTGTAGGAACTGCTGTTACATTCACTTATGAAGAAAATAGTAATTATTTACAGGTTCCTCCAGAAGTTATAGGAGTTACTAAGATATTCCATTTTGATGGTAGTAATACTATTACTAATAATATGTTCAGTGTGAAGTATCAGTTATTCTTGAATGACATTTATTATTGGGGTGCTACTGAACTTCTTTCTTATGCTATGGTAAAGACATATCTAGAAGATATTAATTTCCTATTAACCACTGAGAAGCAGATTAGATTTAATAAGAGGCAAGATAGGTTATACTTAGATATTGATTGGGGAAGTGTTTCTGTAGGGGATTATTTAATTATAGATTGTTTTACTTTATTAGACCCATCATCTTACCCTAGAGTATGGAATGATTCATTCCTNAAACCATATACTGTTGCATTGATTAAGAGGCAGTGGGGACAAAATATGTCTAAGTTCCAAGGAGTTAAATTACCTGGTGGAATAGAGTTAAATGGTAGAGAAATGTATGAAGATGCAGAAAAGGAATTAACAAGAATTAGAGAAATTATGTCCAATACTTATGAACTTCCTCCTCTTGATATGATAGGCTAATGGCATTAAATCCTTATTTCCTACAGGGGTCTTCTACAGAACAGAATCTAGTCCAAAGCTTAATCAATGAACAGATTAAGATGTATGGGGTAGAAGTTTATTATATCCCTAGAAGATACATGACCAAGACTACTGTAATACAGGAAGTCATAGAGTCTAAGTTTGAGGAAGCAATTCCACTAGAGGCATATGTAGATACCTTTGATGGGTATGAGGGACAAGGTTCTCTCCTATCAAAGTTTGGTGTTCAGGCATTGGATGACTTAACTCTTATTATATCAAGAGATAGATATGAAAATTATATTACTCCACTAATTAAGAATATACCAAATATAGAATTAGCAACCAGACCTAAGGAAGGAGACTTAATATATTTCCCATTGGGAGATAGATTATTTGAGATTAAATTTGTAGAACATGAGAAACCATTCTACCAGTTAAAGAAGAATTATGTTTATGAACTCAGATGTGAGCTTTACAGATATGAGGATGAGGTTATTGATACAGGAGTGGGTGACATTGATGATAACCTAGAGAAAGCAGGTTACATTGAGACACTTACTCTAGTGTCATCAGGAACTACTGCAGTTCTTACTGCAGGAATAGTAAATGGTGCATTAAGTAAGGTTACTATTTCTAATACAGGAAATGAATATACCAGTCTTCCAAGGGTTGCTATTTCTTCTGCTCCTTCTGCAGGATTGACTGCTGTAGGTATAGCATCTATGAGAAATGATATAGTGGATTATGATGGGGAGACATCTTACAGGATACAAAGGATTGATCTTATTAATCCAGGTTATGGATATACTATAGGTCAAGAACCAGAGATCTACACAGTTGGTGGTGGAGGTGCAGGTTTTGCTGCTACTGCCACTGTATCTAATGGATCTATTGGAATAGTCACAATTACCTCTGGAGGTACTGGATACTCTACAGTCCCAGTATTATCCTTCACAGGAGCACCTGTAGGGGGTACAACAGCATCTGCTGTAGCATACATCAATAGCGTGGGTATTGTTACTCAGATTGGTATTACTGATGCTGGATCTGGATATACCACTCCTCCAACTATCACAGTCACTGCACCTTATATGGGTGGTTCTGGTAACTATGTCTTTAATGAAGTAGTCACTGGTGCT